ACCCAACTGGCTGTTGGGGTATCTAAACCCTACACTTATATATTAGGAGGAGAATATATTAATGAAAAATATCGCAGCGACAATTGCTTATGCATCTGCATGGATTGCAACATCAATGGCAGTAATTTTTGCGATTAAATATACAGGATCCGCTTGGTGCCTTTGGGCGTTATTGTTTCCTGCTTGTATTAAAGTTAGTACGAGCAATGAAGAAGAATAATAAACCATTATTTCATGTGGAGATTAGGAGGAAAATATGTCATTAGATAATGAACCGATGAAAGTAAGCGTAGCATTAAGAATTGCAAAACAGTATTATCCACAGGATAAATTAGAACATGCACTTAGAGTCGCTACATATGTTGCTGAAAATGAAATGATTCCATCTGAATATACAGATGAATGTGTTGCTTTAGCAATTATGCACGACCTATTAGAAGATACAAATTATAATCCAAAAGGATTACCTGAAAATTTTACCAATGCATTGAAGATCCTAACAAAAGCAAAAGAGGTATCCTATGATGATTATTGTAAAAGTATTAAGAGCGTTTGTCATATAAACTACCGTAAGTGTGCATATTGGGTTAAATTAGCCGATATGAAAGATCATTTGTCACTAACAGATACACTTACAGATAGGTTAAAAGAAAAGTATCTAAGTGGATTGAGATACTTATTATAGAAGGAAACTAAACTTTCTTTAGAATTTTTTGAGGTGAAAAATGCTAAAAAATATTGAAGACATCATTATTTCAAGAGCAAGAGATAGTGAAAAATTAAAACTTTTAAAGCAATATGAAGATGATATCAAAACAGCAAAAGACATCATCAATGGTAAACTTACATATTGTGAGGAGTGCAAGGACTATTATCTTACAAAATCTTTCTTTTCTGAAAAAGAAACTGTTCCTACAAAAATTTGTGTGTATGAAGATCCGATTAATTCAGGTGGCAACGATTACGTAGATGGATATGCTGATATTTCATATAGTGTTTGTCCTAAAGGTCATAAACATGTAGTTGATAGAAGGGAGTATACATAAATGAATGAATTAGAAAAAGAGAATTTACGACTAAAACTCACATTGATTTCAATGATAAAGCAATTTTATAATTATGAAATTACACATGAAAAAGCAAATAAGTACAGTGTGAAATATAGCGAAAATGATGAATTAGGAGAATTTGTTCAATGTTATTTTCACATGTTTGAATCGTCTGGCGAATATGCATGGAAAAGTCTTGGATTGACAAATATAATTGTGAGTGAGTCGGAATTAGATGAATTAGAAAATAAATTAAAAGAGAGGTTATTGATTCTGTTAACACAAGAAAAAGAGAATAAATAATCGGGAGGTGATTGATATCGAGTGGTATGTTTATTATCATGACTCAAATGCACAGAAGATTATTAGATGGAACATATTCAATCATGGAAGTTTCACAGAAAAAGTGAAAAAATTATTAAAAGATAATTTGTCAAGAGATGAATTTGAAGATGGTTTAAAAAAATATCTTATGTATTATATGTGGTCTAAGTGTGAATATGAAATAATTTTATCACCTTGGACTGGACGAGCAGATGATATTAAAATTGATGTTTATGACCAAATAATGATGAATTTTGACAGGTTTATTGATTATTGCTGGTCGTTCAAGTCAGAAAAGCCTTGAAAATAAGGCAAAATTTGAGATGAAATTTCCAAGTAAATTGGACTTTCATTGGAAATTAAAATATAAAAAAGGAGATTAAAAACATGAAAAAAATTAGAGCAGGATTTGAAATTTTAACACCTATCTCAGAAGGTGGAATTAAGGAATTACAGCATATCGAAAAAATTGGACGAGTATGTTACAAGTCAGAAGATCGTATTACTGAAAATGGTGAATCTGCAAAGAAATTTGTTGGTATGCTTATTAGAAATGGTCACGAGGCAATGATTGAACATTCCTCTTTGTCTGTGAAATTTACGGTTGATAGGGGTGTGTCTCATGAGTTAGTTAGACACAGAATTGCATCATTCGCACAGGAATCAACTCGTTATTGTAATTACTCTAATAATAAATTCGGAGGAGAATGTGCATACATTGATATTACTCCTGGCATGAATCTTGATACAAAAATGAGAAATATGTCTAGTGAAGAATTAACAAAAGTATATACCGAATGGGTATCTGCTATGGAAGATGCAGAGAAACATTATATGAGGATGCTAGAGTTGGGAGCAACACCGCAAATTGCTCGTTCTGTACTGCCTAACAGTACAAAGACAGAAATTACTATCACTGCCAATTACAGAGAATGGAGGAACTTCTTTAAGCTTAGAGTACCTAAGACAGCTCATCCACAGATGAGAGAAGTGACTATTGAGCTGTTAAAAGAGCTTAAAACAAGAATTCCAGTGATTTTTGATGATATCGAGTCTGAAAACCCTTGATTTATAAGGGTTTTAGAGGACAAAAAATCGAAAGAAATGTTCATTTCTTGGGAGACAATATTATGCAGTATATATTAAATGAAGATGAATATAACGAGTACAAAATACTTAAATATAAAAATACACCAATGAAGAAAGTTCAAGTTGGGAATTATTTAAAATGTCCTGTTTGCAGATATATAGTTGATAATAATGTTCCAACACAGAAATATTGTGATAATTGTGGACAAAGACTAAGAGGATCGAGAGGAATTACGAGGATAAGTATATGAATAATAAAGTTATTGGACTTATATTTAGAGCGTTTTCGCAAATCTTACACAATCAAGAAAAAATTATGAAACATTATGGTGAAGAAAATTTTTTCCTGTTAGAAGACACAAACGAACTTTCTGTAAAATATGGAGAGTTGGCACAAGAATATTTTAAAAAAGGAGATGATTGATACGAGAGATCCAGAAAAATTAGATTCGTTTTACACGCAGTTATGTGAGATACATAAGAAATCATTCCCAGATATGCGACCAGGGCAATTCTTGCTAAATGCTCTTGGGTATATCAATAGTACATTACATAGAGATCCGTTCTTTCCTGAATCAGATGAATTAATAGAATTATTAAAACAATATGCTAATTCCAATTCAATGTGGTATCAAGGTTGGGATGTATTAAATAGAAAGGAGAATGATAGTGGAGGGAATTAATATTGCAGAAAGAGTGAGAGAACTTACAAATCAATTACATAAAGCATCAATAGCTTATTATAAATATGATAACCCGATAATGACAGACAAGCATTATGATGAATTATATGATGAACTAGAAAAATTAGAGAATGAATCTGGTATTGTATTATCTGATTCACCGACTCATTATGTACAAGGATATATCATTGATGAATTGAAAAAAGTTAAACACACAAAACCAATGTTAAGTGCAAAGAAAACAAAAGATTCAAACGAGATTAAAGCGTTTTTAAAAGATTATGATTGGTATTGTTCATATAAAATGGATGGATTGACACTTGTTGTGCGTTACAATGAAAATGGCGAATTTGTTCAAGGTATTACTCGTGGGACAAATGGAATCATAGGTGAAGACGTAACAGAGCAATGTAGATTTATTAAAAATCTTCCTATGAAAATTCCATGTAGCCAGCCATTAGAACTTAGAGGAGAATGTGTTGTTTCTTATGATGAATTCAATAGAATAAATAAAGAAGTGTCTGAACCATTCAAACATCCAAGAGGATTAGCAGGTGGTACATTAAGAACACTTGATTTAAACATCGTAAGAGATAGAAATTTGGCATTTATTGTTTTTGAACTGGTGTCTCCAACATTTACTCATAAATTAGAAGGGCTTGAAGCACTTGATAAAATGGGATTTGAAACAGTTCAGAGATGTAAGCCAAAAAGTAAAGAAACTGGCGTAGAAGATTGTGTTGAAGCAATGCAACCTGAATTTTGTAAATATCCTGTTGACGGATTAATTTTTGAGCTTGATAATACAGAATTATCTAAATCACTTGGAGCGACTTCGCATCATGAGAATTGTCGTATGGCACTTAAATGGCAAGATGATACATATCCAACAACATTAAAATATGTAGATTGGACAATGGGGAAATTCGGAACTCTTACGCCAACTGCTGTGTTCGAACCTATAGAAATTGATGGCTCAATTGTCGAAAGAGCAAGTCTTCATAATATTTCTGTTATGAAAGATCTTGGGGTAAAATCTAGTGGACAAACAGTGTATGTATACAAATCAAATATGATTATTCCACAAATTGATAGTGTAGAGCCTATTAATAAAGAAGAAAAGCTTATTCCAAATAAATGCCCTATATGTGGTCAGCCTACTAAGATAGTAAAAGATAATAACTCAGAAGTACTTGTATGTACTAACGATAATTGCAATGGCAAGCTGCTTGGTAAGCTCAGTCATGCAGTGTCAAGAGATGCGCTCAACATTGATGGGTTATCTGAAGCAACAATAGAGAAATTCATCAATCTTGGCTGGTTGAATTCAATTCAAGACATTTATCATCTATTCGATCATGAAAATGAGATGAAAGTTTTAGAAGGTTTTGGCAAGAAATCTGTTGAAAAACTTCTTAATTCCATTGAGAAATCTCGTAAGACAAGTCTTGAGCGTTTTCTTTATAGTCTATCAATTCCGTTGCTCGGCAAGTCAGCAAGTATGATGATTGCAGATTCTGTTGATTATGACTTTAACGCATTTATTAGTAAAATGACGTTTAAAGGGGCAGAATATTTTAGATATTTGCCTGGCGTTGGAGATGCGTTAATAACCTCGCTTAATGCTTATTGGAAAAAACATTACTCAGACATACTTCAGTTAGCAAACGAATTTACGTTTGAGACACAGAAATCCATTATGTCAGAAACCACAAATGAATTAGAAAATAAGACTTTTGTTATTACAGGAAGTGTAAATCATTACCAAAATCGTGATGCTCTCAAAGCTGATATTGAAGCTCATGGCGGTAAAGTCGTAGGAAGTGTATCTTCTAAAGTAAATTATCTTATCAATAATGATATAAATTCAACAAGTTCTAAAAATAAGAAAGCAAAATCTTTAAATATCCCAATCATTTCAGAGGATCAATTTTTATCAATGCTTAACAACTAAAAAGAGAATATATTAGTGTACCAATCAATAAAACGAAAGGAAACTATATATGACAAGAAAGAAACTAGCAACTATGTTAGTGGTCGCTTTTGCAATATCTGCAACTTCTGTCGCCCCTGTTTATGGGGCTGAGAATGAAGACATTAGTAAATACGACTGCGATTACAAACCTTGGTTGGAGATGAATGCAGGTGTGAGTAATACACTTGCATCTGCATGGGCATCTGAAACCACTTTTGAACCTTATTGGACTACAACTGCTGTTAATGTAAGATCAAAACCAAATACTGATTCAGAGATTGTAACCACGTTACTCTGGAATCAGCGAGTTAGTGTAGCTTCATTCGATAACGAATGGGACTTAATATATTGGAACGACAAGATTTATTACATTAATAAAAATTATCTTCAAGATCATGAAGCCGAGTTTGAACTATTTGAAGTGCCATATGCAGCACACAAAACATGGATGCCTTATACAGCCATTACAAAGAGAGAAAGTTCTCAATATATACTTCAACATACATCTGCTTATACTGGTAAGTATGGTATTCGCATGGTTGGAGATAGATATTGTGTGGCTCTTGGTTCGTATTTTGGGTGTGAGATTGGTGATGAGTTTGATTTAGTTCTAGCAAATGGCACTATAATTCCTTGTATAATGTCCGATGAAAAAGCTGATATACATACTGATTCAAGCAATATAATCACCAAAGAGACTAACTGTTTGAGTGAGTTTGTTGTAGACAAGTCTGCATTAGATATAAGTGCTAAAAGGTCAGGCGATATATCAAGTATATGTCAAGAATGGGATAGTCCAGTAACACAAATAAGGGTATATAAATAAGGAGGATAAATGAGTTCAGAAGAATTTATGAGAAAAGAATTCACTTTAAATTTGGACAGCTTAACCGATTTGGAAGAGTTCGTCCACTTATTAATAAGTAAAATTTCTGCTGATGTAGATGGCTGTTACGAACATCAGATAGTAGATGCCAAGTCATTTATGGGTATGGTTAGCATATCAACACATCCTATTACTGTAAGAATTAACAGTGATGATGAGAAGGAGGTTGAACTGTTCAATGGAATTTGCGCACGATATTCCTATTCCAGATAGTATGGATACTTATTTAGGAATTGATGTTGACTTGGTAACATTAGAAGATTGCGAAAACCTTCACAGATTTAAAAATAAGAACGTTATTATAAATGACGGTCACATAGTTAATTGGGTGGTTGAGTCATGAGTTTACTGGTGTTAATGGGTAAATCGTGTTCTGGCAAAGACACTATTACAAATGAATTAATAAACAAACATGGTTATGAGAAGTTTGTGCCTTATACAACTCGCCCAATGAGAGATGGTGAAATTCAAGACCAAACATATCATTTCATTTCAGAGGATGAATTTATCAACAAAATAAATGATGGATTTTTCCTTGAATATAGAAAATATCTTTCTGCAAGTGGCTTATGGTACTACGGCACAGCAAAGGAAGATTATGAAAAAGAATCTAAAATGGTATCAATTCTAACACCTGATGGTGTAAATACTCTTATTTCTAAGGGTATAAATCCCAAAGTTATATATATATATGCTAATCAAATTACAATTAAAAATAGGTTATTAAAACGTGGTGATAATAAAGAAGAAGCTGAAAGAAGAATGAAAGCTGATAATGTAGATTTTCGTGGAGCTGAAATGTTGGCAAATCGAATTATCTATAATAATGAAGGAAAAGAGCTTTCAGAAGTCGTAAATGAAGTATTGAAATGGGGTGATTAAGATAAATTATAGTGGTGTACGTCCCATCGCTTATAGTGGTGGGATAACTACCACTCGTCAATTAATGAGAGAGCTAAAAGATATGGAAGATAATTTTATAACAGTTATCGTTGGAGACAGAGAATATATAATTGACCATATTACAAGTGTAAAAACTTATGCAAATATGGATGACAGTTGTATACATAAAGCTCTTATATGTAATGAGATGAGTGGAAATATAATAAGGTAGGTGAAATATATGCCAGATATATCAATGTGCAGTAGTGATAATTGTCCTATGAAAGATAAGTGTTATAGGTCAACTGCTACTGCAAGTAAGTATCAAAGTTGGAGTAACTTTGAGTATACGTGTAACGAAAATAGTGGATATGCAGATTTTATACTGAATAAACGAATGGAAAAATGAAAGGAGAATAAGAATTGTACAATGTAATAAAAAAGGATGGCACTATAGAACCTTATAACGAACAGAAGATTATTGAAGCTTGCAATAAAGCTGCTAGACGTGCTATGTACGAGTTATCAGACAATGATTATACAAAAATTTTAAACGATGTATTAACAAGAATAGACGAGAGTTATGATGACGATACGGATATAGAAATTTATGATATGCATAATATTGTAGAATCAGTCCTTGAAGAAGATTATCCAACTGTTGCAAAAATGTATAAGGAATATAGAAATTATAAAAAGGATTTTGTACACATGATGGATAAGGTATATGAACGTAGTCAGTCCATTAGATATATAGGGGACAAGAGCAATGCTAATACAGACTCAGCATTAGTAGCAACAAAGAGAAGTCTTATTTATAATGAGTTAAGCGGAGAATTATATAAAAAGTTCTTTTTAACTTATGATGAAAAACAAGCTGCAAAGGATGGATATATCTATATTCACGATAGAAGTGCAAGACTTGATACGTTTAATTGTTGTCTTTTTGATGTAGGAAACGTAATGCACAATGGTTTTGAAATGGGTAATATTTGGTACAATGAACCAAATTATCTTGATACAGCATTTGATGTAATGGGAGATATTATTCTTTCAACAGCCGCACAACAGTATGGAGGATTTACAGTTCCAGAAGTTGATAAAATTCTTGAACCGTATGCTGAAAAGTCTTATAAAAAATATTATCAAGAATATATGAGGATTGCAGATGATATAAAAACATTAGTAATACCACAAGAAAAAGCTTGTAAATATGCAATGGATAAGGTTCAGCGTGATTTTGAACAGGGATGGCAGGGCATTGAAATGAAGTTAAACTCTGTCGGATCAAGCCGAGGGGACTATCCTTTTGTCACAATGACAATTGGTTTGGCTACATCTACACTTGGTAAAATGGCAGCTATTTCACTCCTTAAAGTTCATTCTGAAGGACAGGGCAAGAAAGGATTTAAACGACCTGTATTATTCCCTAAAATTGTATTTTTATATGATAAAAATCTTCATGGAGATGGTTCAGATAAATATAAATATCCGAATGCAGATGTATTTAATGCTGGTCTTGACTGTAGCAGTAAGACAATGTATCCAGATTGGTTATCATTAACAGGTGATGGATATATTGCAGAAATGTATAAGAAATATGGAAAAGTAGTATCTCCAATGGGCTGCCGAGCTTTCTTATCTCCATGGTATGAAAAAGGTGGTATGCATCCAATAGACGAAAATGATAAACCAATATTTGAAGGACGTTTTAATCTTGGTGTTGTTTCTCTTCATCTTCCTATGATTCTTGCAAAGGCTCGTAGGGAGTCTAAAGATTTCTATGAAGTTCTTGATTACTATCTTGAATTAATCCGTGGATTACATAAAAGAACATATGATTATATTGGTGAATTAAGGGCAAGCGTAAATCCAGTTGCTTTCTGTGAAGGTGGTTTACTTGGTGGTAATTTAAAGCCAACAGATAAGATCAAGTCAATTCTTCCACCAATGACAATGAGTTATGGAATTACTGCATTGAACGAATTACAAAGACTTTATAATGGCAAATCTATTCGTGAAGATGGACAGTTTGCATTAGAAGTTATGCAATATATCAACGATTATACAAATCGAATTAAAGAGGAAGACCATATTTTATATGCAATTTACGGCACTCCTGCCGAATCGTTGTGTGGTCTTCAGATTGAACAGTTCCGCAAGATTTATGGAATTATTGAGAATGTATCTGATAAACCTTATGTAAGTAATTCGTTCCATTGTCATGTATCAGAGCAGATGTCACCTATTGAAAAACAGGATAAAGAAGGACGTTTCTGGAATTTATTTAATGGTGGAAAGATTCAGTATTGCAGATACAATTTAGGATATAACAAAGAAGCGATTAAAACACTTATTCTTCGAGCAATGGATAAAGGTTTTTATGAAGGAGTAAATCTTGCTATGTGCTACTGTGAAGATTGCGGATATCAGCAAGTAGAAATGGATGTTTGTCCTAAGTGTGGTAGTAAAATGATTACGAAGATTGACAGGATGAACGGATATTTAGGATTTACAAGAGTACATGGTGAGACAAGATATAATGAAGCTAAGAATGCAGAAATCGCAGATAGAGTTTCGATGTAAGGAGTGTGGTTCATATCAATTATCATAATATTACACATGATGATATGAACAATGGTGACGGTTTGAGAGTCGTTTTATGGCTCTCAGGCTGCTCTCACCATTGTTATAATTGTCAAAATCCTCAAACATGGAATCCTGATAGTGGCATTCCATTTGATAAATCAGCAAAGCAAGAAATATTTGATAAACTGTCTAAAGATTATATATCAGGCATCACTTTCAGTGGTGGTGATCCACTGCATGAAAATAACCTCGATGAAGTCTTGTCTCTAATTAAAGAAATCCGTACTTCGTTTCCTGAGAAAACCATCTGGTTGTATACAGGGTATAAATTTGAAGAGTTAATAAACGGAATACATTATCCATTAGATAGTAAATGGGAAGATAAAGCATGGCGTCAGTCTATCGTGAAACTGTGTGATGTACTTATAGACGGAGAATATATAGATGAACAGAGAGATATAACACTCAAGTGGCGAGGCAGTTCAAACCAAAGAGTCATTGATGTTAAGCAAAGTTTGACTCAAAACAAAATAGTTTTATATTGTAATTAAGGAGGATCAACTATGGTAGCAGTAAGTGTAATAAGTTTTGTAATCGATGGATTTGTCGGAACATTAATTATGGCATTATGTGTAGCTGCACGTAATGAAGAGGACAGGAGAGAGCGAGATGCAGACAACTTTAAGTCTTAATGATTTCATCAATAAAGCATCAGAAGAAAGATAGGAGAGAAAGCAACATGGAGAAGATACAGATTAAATATTTTGATAATGAGATAGATAAGGTAGAGAAAATAAGCAAAGGTGACTGGATTGACCTTCGTTCTGCCGAAACTATACATCTGAAGAAAGGTGAATTTCGTCTGATCCCACTTGGAGTTGGAATGAAACTTCCAGAGGGGTATGAGGCGAATATTGTACCACGTAGCAGTACATATAAAAATTTTAAAATCTTACAGACTAATTGTTTTGCTGTAATTGATAATTCATATTCGGGAGACTCAGATGAGTGGAAGTTACCAGTAATTGCTATGGAAGACACAGTAATTAATAAGAATGATAGAATCTGTCAGTTTAGAATTAATAAAATTCAGTCAAAGATTGAGTTTGAAGAAGTAGAACGTTTGGATGAGGTATCTCGTGGAGGTATAGGTTCAACTGGAAAGGCGTGATTATGAATAAAGAAGATAAAATGCTATATACAGTAAAAGAAGCATCAGCTACATTAGGAGTAAGTATCCATCTTGTATACGACCTTATCAACAAAGGATTGCTCCCTGCACTTAAATTGGGTAGTCTTAAAATAAGAAAAGAGACTCTTGATGAATTCACGAAGAAGTATGAGGGTATGGATTTATCCGACCTCGACCATATAAAAGAATTAAATATTGCATAATAATAGGTAGGAATGGTATAATAAATATATCATTCCTATTTTGTTTTGTAGACATTTATAACACGCCCCAAAAGTCTACAAAAAGTCTACATTCGAGAAAATAATATATAAAAATAATAAGGAATAAAAAATCACAAATCATCACAGACCATTTCGTGTAAAACCTTTATTTATCAGCATTATACGACATATTAAATCATAATATAACACAGGAAAACAAATGTTTTCGGAATGGGTAATAACCCAATGGTTGGTGCTACAGTAGCAGTTGCCGTTTCTGTTCAGCAGGCTGCTGATGAGGGCAAATTCTAAATAGAAAGCTTGATTTTATAGGCTTTTTGGAGACTTCCGTTTAAATATAGACGGAAGTCTCTTTTTATATTCTCATATTAAAGGAGGTATCTAAATAGCTCCGCGTCAACATCGCGTCAACATTTTTTTAGTTTGTTGACGCGAAAAAATACTTTGTTAAATTTTTTAGCCTCGCAGGTCATAGATTTCAAAGAGTCGATTTATTAGTATTACTTATCCAAAGGATAAATGCCTTTATACAAACAAGAGATAAGGACTATGCGAATCTGTTAGAACTCTCGGAAAAAGATGCAAAGAAAGAAATCAAAGAGGATTTTAATGAGAGCATCCAAAAGCAATTTGATGATTCCGATAACATTACGGATAAAGAAATTGCTGATTATACGGAAAAACTGGTAGCTTTCTTTTATCTTCAAGACGAGAAAAGTTCTGGCGATAGTAACGTTTAATCATCGATATTCTTATTTTATTCTTTACT